ATGACACGCCTTCTCGCTGTTTTTCTTCTCCTTGTTTTGGCTACGGCCATGGCCCAATCCGCCCCCAAATGGCTATTTTCTTACCAGCCATTCAAAGGCCGCTATGCGGTTTATGGTGGAAGCCTGAGTGATCCGCAGCCGCCGACCAGAAGAGACAAGCGCATCGCGTTCTGGATCGACGGCAAGGCGGCAAAACAGCTATTTGATGCGATGGGCCCCGACTTGCGCAACGCGTGTGGCGTGGATGGCGAATATCGCCTGCGCCAGCGGGCGGAACTGAGCTGCTCCTACCATCCCCGTGATGGCCATCACTGCGACTTCGGCTTTGATCTGCTGACCGGGCGCAGTATAGGCGGCTCCGTATGCTGAAACGCGCCAGCCTGCTATGCGTTACGCTGCTGTGCCTGCTGTTGGCGAACCAGGCCCGGGCCATATGGGAATTTGCAGAGAGGAATTTTTCAGCTTCGTACGCGATCTACGGCGGATATCTTGACGATACCGTGGCCCCGGTTGCGGGCGATACCAAAGTGGTGTTTCGTTTGACCGGAGCCGCTGCCAGAGACATGTTCGACGCCATGGGGCCGGATTTGCCCAATGGCTGTCCTGATTCACAAATACGCGTTCGTAATCGTGACATGCTGTTGTGCCGATATCGGCCAAAGGATGGCTATCGCTGTGATTTTGGGTTTGATTTGTCGACGGGCTTGAGTATTGGGGGGGCGGCGGGTGGGGCGGTTTGTGGCGATTAGTGAGGGGCGAGCGAGGGTCAGGTCCGTCATTCGTACACGGCCTGAGCAGCTGATGTTGTCGTTAGGAAAAACCGCCTGCGGCGCAAAAGCTAGTCAGAGGAATCGGAGAGGGTTGCGCTTGCAAGCGCAACCCGGTTTTGCGGCGCCGAGCTGCGCTCGCCGAAGTCCCACAAACCCCCCCGCGCCCGTGCCGGACGCGGATTCGATGCCCGCGCTCTGCATGCATGGAATAAATAAAAAGGGCCTCCCCGCCAAAACGGGGAAGCCCTTTTTATTTATTCGGTGGTGGAGACGGCGGGAATCGAACCTGCCATAAAGTGAGCATCCTTAGGTTTTTCAGCGGTTCTGATGTCAAAAAGCTGACAATGATGCTATCTATGTGGTAAAAGTATCCATGTGGAAATATTGGTTTAGTGGGGCTTGTTTGGTGAAAAACGTTTAGTTGATATGTGTCCCTTCGTAATAAGTTATATGAGTCCATGAGCCTAGTGGTGTGCAGTGGTGTTGCCTACATCATTACGTCGCCGTCGTTTTTTACCACAGCCACCTCATAATCCATCTCGAAGGAGTAACTGAGGTTTTTAATTTTCAGTTTTTGAATTTAGAAACTTTTTTATTTATGTATAATGTTAATGTAAATAATTTAAATCTTTTAGTTGTCAAATTATGGAAATGCAAAAATTTTAAATTTCTGCTGCTGATTTTAATGCAATTTTTATGAATTTTACTTAAGGGTGGAAAAATGATAGGTATTGTTGCCGAAATGGAAAAAAATCTATATAAAACACCACTTCTGATTATGGATGCACTTGAGGTTCATCCCGGTTTGATTGATGGTGCACTAACTCTTGCCCATATATTGGCCAAGAAGCAGAAATTTCTACTCGGCATTAGCATGGTTGAGCACCTCAAGAGTACGCTGCTGGAAATTTTCCCTACGCCCATCCGGCAGAATTTTCTAGAACATGGTGTCGCTGTATTAAATGATGTGGAGACTGTAAATTTAACATCTGATGATCAGTCGGAGCAATTTGTGGGAATTATTTTATTCATAGGTGCAGATGCCGAAAGGATGAAATTACTTCAAAAATTAATAGGTTCAGCCATGGTTGTGGTGTTGCCACTGACTGAAGCCGAGCACCATGCCCTTGATGTGGCTTATCCGAATGCTGGCCATGCGCGTGCACAACTGGGAGTATCTGAAGAAATTCCTGGAGGTTCGCCAGGACAGACCGATTATCAAAATGGTGCTTGCTTGGAGTGGTTTAACGGTCGTTACGACATGATAAGATTTGATCACTTTGGCACGCATTCAGACGTCGTGAATTTGGGTGAGGGTAAAGAGAAAATCTGTCGGTATTGCGGAAAAAAAGAGCCAGAAGTCAATTTTTCAAACATTTCACACGCTTTTCCAGAGCAGATTGGAAATAAGAAGCTTGTGGATTTACTGGAATGTGATTCATGCAACGAACATTTCGGCTCGACATTGGACGCTCATTATGGTGTGTGGTCACTACCTACTCGAACCACTGCGCGTATTAAAGGCAAGAAAAATAAAGTGCCAAAGTACAGGTCAGCCGATCAAAAAAATAGAGTAGATTACCGTGATGGTAAGTTGGAATTTAAGATTCCACAGGGCGATGAAAGAGTTGACTTCGATCCAGAAAATAAATCGCTTAAAATGCAATTCGAGCGGGGATCGTACATCCCTATGGCTATTTTCAAGTCTTTCGTGAAAATGGCACTTGCAGTTATGCCTGAATTGGAATATGAAGAATGCGAACATTTGAAATATTGGATTCTTGAGGAAACGCACACTTTTGAGTCATTTATGTATAAGCCTTTAAAAGTATCTACGAGATTTGTGCCAGGGCCTCTTCCGAACGACAAAGTTACGTATTGCATATTAAAACGCAAAGTCGAAGTTTTAGATTGTCCATATCTGATTTTCGTTTTATCCTATGCTAATTATGTTTATCAGGTAGCGTTGCCTATGCCGCAGCAAGATTGTCCAGATGGCGTTGGAACTCTTACGTTTTCATATTTCCCTCATCCATTTGAGACGACTGAGCATGAACGTATGTACGGACAGACACAAAGCCATACAGCAGACATGACGTCGCCGAACTTTAGAAAAGGTGAGGTTATTCCATTGAGCTTTGTATTTGAGAAAGTGGAAGAAATATCTGTTGTTGATGGAAAGCCGATTCCGTAAATTAGTGTGAAACTGCTCGTATTTCGTTTTAATGAAAAACAAGCAGTTTTAGATATGTTTATTGCTCCTTATCTATTTTTACTAATTGGTGACCTCTCCAGTGTTTGGGACAGGCGGGAGGCGGTTTCGCGGACTATATCTCTTCGCGCATGGGCATTGAAGAATCTGCGGCATAGTTTTTTTGCATGAAAAACTGGATTTTTAGGTATTTCGTAGAATTCCGAAAATACCTTCCGCCTTTGTGCCTGCGCCATGATCAGCATCCGGCATCCACCTCCCATACACCCGTGCAATCATTGTCCAGTCCGCATGCCCCATCTGCTTTGCTACCCACATCGGGTGCTCCCCGGCCGACAGCATCATGCTGGCATAGGTGTGCCGCGTCTGATATGGATTTCGATACCGCACGCCAGCGTTTTGCAAAATGCCGGTCCATAGTGTCTTGCGGATCGGCTGGTCACCCTCCCAGCGCCGTTCCAGACGCGGATTTTGAAAGACTTCCTCGCCCTTTGTCCAAGTGAATGCTTTTTGTTCCTGCAGCGCATGCATGGCGCGCTCCAGGAGCTTGACCTCGCGGCGGCCGGCGTTCGTCTTGGTGCTCTCCATCGCCTTGGAATGCTGGGTGAGGGCGCGCGTCACCATTACCACGCCGCGCACGAAATCAACGTCGGCCCAATCCAGGGCCACCAGCTCGGACGTGCGCAAGCCGGTCCAGAAGGCAAACTGCAGCAGGTTGCGCCCCTGGCCGGTTGCTTGCGCGATAATTGCCGACTGCTCCTCCTTCGTGAACGGGTCGATTTCGTCCTTCGATTGCGGCGCCTCGACCTTGGAATAGCACCAGCGTGCCAGCGGATTGACCTCGATCAGCTCGTCCTCTATCGCGTCGTCCAGCGCCTTGCGCAGCACGCTCTGGATGTTGGCCATGGTCTTGTTGGTCGCGTTCATGGGCTCCATCTTCGCCCGCACGTCTTTCTTGCGCAGCGCAGACAACATGATGGTGCCGAACCAGGGGATCAGCTGGCCAACGACGATCTTGCGATAGCCGTTGTACGTGCTGGCTTTGAGGTGCTTTTTTTGCCTGTCCAGCCACTTGTCCAGAAACGCCTCGATGGTCTGCACGTCGCCCACTTGGTCGGCGAACTTGACCGCATTGGATGATTGCGGGAACGTGGCCGTATAGTCAAAGCTGTTGGTGGCGATCGCATGCAGGATCGCCGCCCGGTGGTTCTCTGCCCGTTTCAGATTAGCGGAGGTGGGCTTGAGCGCGATCCTTTCCCTGCACCTGGTGCCGCGATACATGAAGGTGATTTCGATGCTACTTTCCGATGCAGCTTTAACACCTCGCCCGTCTCTACCCATGATTCATACCCTTTCACGTCAATTAAAATTCGATTGTCTGGCGCCTTGATCCAGACGGCGTCCTTTGGCCAGATCCCGTCCCGGATCTTTGTTCTGATCGCGTCAGGGGTATAGCCTGATTCGATGGAGAATTTAGGTATCGTCATGTAGCGAAGCATTCGCTTTTCCTTTTCAAACTGGTACCGTTGTGTGAGCACATCATCAGTCCGTGCAGCCGCAATCCGTCAGCGCATCATCGAACGGGAACAATTCACCGTGATTCATCGCCATGTCATACATCGCCTGATAGCTGGGCCTGTCCTTGCGGAACCAGCCGCCAGCACCAGATCCGGACGCCTGGGCGTTCTTTTCCTGCTGTATCCACCACAGGGCACGGCTTGGCTTTTCGCGGATCAGGGATAACACCTGGTTGCCGCCTTTCAGGAAACACAGATCGCAGTTGCCGTGCATCGTCTTGCCGCTCATATTTGGCAGGCCCAGGTCAAAATCTTGTTCCGCCCAAAACGCGCTGACGTCGGCCACGGTCAGGCCGGCCGCCGCAAGGGGCGCTTCTTTCACTTCGTGCTTGCCGTAGTCCTGATTCGCCAGCCGAGCCACGCGCACGGGTTCGTCGGCGCGCATGCCGATAAACGTGGTCCACTCGACCAGGCCTATCGACTTCAAATAGCGCTGCATCGGGCGCACCTTGAGTTCCGCCGTGCAAAAGCGTGCGACCGGGTTTGGCAGGAATTTTTTTTCGTCGTGCAGATTGGCGAACGGCTCGCCGCGGCGGCTGGCCGTTGCAAAGTCCACGATGGCAAATTCCTTGCCGCGCGCTTCGTTGCGAGGACGGTTTTCTATCCAGACGATGGGAACGCCCCAGCGCTCGCCGCAGTCGCGCACGAATTCAAGGGTCGCTTCCTCTTCCTTGCCGGTGTTGGCGAAGCACACTGTCACGTCAGCCGGCAGCGTGCCGCCGTAGGCCTGAAGCGTCATCCACAGCATCATGCCGCTGGTGCGGCCGCCGCTGAACGAAATGACGCCCGGGCCGTCGAACAGGAATGGACTGTTCATGCAGGCACCATGCAGCGTCGCGCCAGGGATACCAGCCAATGCGCCAGCTCGGCCGGCGTGTGCTCGCGTTCCGCCTTGCCGCATTCCGGGCGCCAGCCCGGATCGCCTTTACGGCGCCGCTCGCCGGCGCGGTTGCGGCCGGACGGGGCGATCACATGCGAGGCTTCGCCCAGGACAATGGGCATGGCCGGTATTTGAGCCGGCGCACAGCCGACGATGTACAGCAAGGTGGCTTTTTCGGCGCGGTGGCCAAAGGAGCTTTGGAAAATGGGCAGCGTCCAGCCACCAAATTTGTCCCGCTCGCCGATCGCTGGCAAGCCGCAGTGTGGCCACAGGGTCGAGCGCTTCGGGTGCTCGAGCACGCCGCCGAACTTGCGCACCTGGGCGACGGCCCACACCGCGAGGTCCTTTTCGTCCGGGCGCGGCTTGGCCAGGTGGCGCAGCGTACCCCAGGAGCGGCACGGTGGATGGGCCACTACCGGCACGCCACCCGGCCAGGCGCGGGCGTCGCGCTCCGCGTCCCACGCGTCAACCGCCGGCATGGTCTTGTAGATCGAATTGGCGCGCACGAACAAGGCCGCCACGGCAGGTAATGAGCAGGCCGTTGTCATGCTGGGCACCCGACAGGCGCGGCTGCTTTCTTGACCGCCTCGATGGCGCCCAGCGGCACCGCGCGGAACATGCCCGGCCACTGGTGGTCCAGCTCCACCCAGGCGTGCAGCTCGCCATTGCCCACGTCGCGGCGCAGGTCGTTGACGGTGCCGGCCTGGTAGCCCTCGTCGGTATCGAATGTCACGCGGTCGCCCAGGGCGATTTGCCGCGGTGAATCGGTCAGGGTGTTCAGCATTACGGTGCTCCTTTCAGTTTGGCGGTAACGCCGCACACGCCGAAGTGGTCGAGGGCGGCCTGGATCGCGTCGCCGCTGGAAGCGGCAATCGCGGCGTATTCAAAGCGTTCGGTTTGCGTGCGAACGATCACGGCATAGGTGCTCATGTGCCATTTCCTTTCATTGGTGTTGTGTCTGTGGCAATCACCTGCGGGAATGGACACGCTCCTATTGCGGCCATTTCGTGGATCAGTGCGATTTTTTGTTCGTCTCCGTGAATTCGGGGGAACGGACAGGCCAGGTTGTGCGCCCAGGAACACAAAAGCGCGTTCTGGTCGATGTCGCTATAGACGAATGGGGGCGCAGAAATGGGCGTGGCTGGAATTACGTCGACGGGGTGCGTACAGTTATTTACACGAGTCCGAGGAACGGCAACCCCAACAGCCACCGCGCGCGCGCCTGCGGCCTGTACCGGCGTCCACGTATGGCGCACGGACTTGAAGACCACGCCAATCAGATCGCTGCAGCGCACGCCGTAGGGCGTGATGCGTTGCGTTTCGCCGTAGCGGCCGATGACGGTTTTTTCGTCCTTGGCCAGCGTGACAACCAGTTCCTTGCGCGGCACCAGGGCGCCGCCCTGGGCGCGCAGGTATTCGGCCCAGCAGGCGCGCTTTTCGCCGTCGATTTTTTGCACGGCGTCCCAGGCGCGGCGCATGGCGGCCGGGGCTTCGCTGAGCATGCTTTCCTCGATGCGGCGCAGTTCGCGCCACACGGTGACGGGCGCACCGCCCCACTGCTGGAACTGACGGATGCCCCAGCACGCGGCCCAGGACTCGACGCGCGCGGAGGGCGTCAGCTCGACATCGCCTTCGTTGTCGGCCGTGACGACATAGCCTTCTTTCGTCTTGTGCTCGGCCACGCCGTCGATGTTCTTGGCCACGTACTTAGCGATGTAGCCGGCGGCGCTGCCCTTGGCCCAGTCGATGCGCTTCACGTCCAGGCGGCGCGCGAAGGCGCCCGGTTCGCCACGGTCGACGCGCCAGGCGTAGCGCTTCATGATGCGGATGGCGCGGCCCGCCACGTCCTGCAGATGGGCCGTCTTGTATTTCGCGGTGGGGCGAACGAACAGCAGAAGATGCCAGTGCGGGCAGCCATCGTGATGCGGTTCGGCGATACGAAAGCCGTACAGGCCGATACCACGGCGCGCCAGCGCGGAGCGGCACAGCGACGTCATCTTGCCCAAATACGCATTGGCCTCGCGCGGCGTCGAGCCGTCGAACTTGTCGTTCGGCTTGCCGCTGTGCTGCATGGCGTGAAAGCGGGACGGGCACGTCCAGGTGATGAAAATGCCCTGGTCGCCGCACTCGCGGGCGATCTGCTCGAAGCCGTTGATGCGCAACATCAGCTCACCGCGCCGGATGGCTTTATTCGCGGTCGTTTTTTCGGCCAGCTCGGCGATGCTGAATTGCTGGCCGTTCTCGTTCTGCACCAGCGTGGCGGCCAGTGCTGCCGCGTTGCGGCGGTTCTGCGCCAGGCGTGACAGCACGGCATCATTGCTGGCGTAAGGTTCGCCACGATAGTTTACGTATCCCAGGCGGATATTGCCCGCTTCAAAGGCGCGCTTGACGCGCTTGCGCAGTTGGCGGCGCCACCAGCGGGCGTCCACCAGGCGGGCGATGGTGTCGGTCATCGTGTCGAACTCAGGCAGCTCGATGCCATACGAGGCGCATTCGTCTTCCATGATCTGCAGGGCGTGCGTGTCGGACACGGCCATCCACAGCATTTTGGTCACGCCGGCCGCCGCGCGCTCGGCGGTGGCCACGATGTCCGCATCGCTCTGCGACAGATCGACGCCGGCCGGCACGTACTGCTCGGCGAACTCGCGCACAAAGCTGGTGGCGACGGATTCATAGACTTTGTACCAGGACGACCAGGCCATCTTGGCCAGGGCGGCCGTGATGACGCGGTTGCGCCACTTGTAGGGAATGCGGGCCAGCTCGGGCGCGAACTGGGCGGATCGCAAGAAGGCTTCGTGACGCTGCGGGGCAGGCAGCAGGATTTGTTTAGATTGCATTCAACAGTCTTTCGTACACACGGATAGCGGCAGAGGTGGCGGCGCGCAGCGCGATGCGCTCTTCCTCGGTAAATGAATGGATGGGCGACTCCCAGCGGTCGGCGTCCATGCCGGCGGCGATCAGCACGGAGCGGCGCGCGCCACGTGGCGACAATCCCCACGCCTGGGCCATGAAGGGCGCCAGGTTGCGCGGCTTGATGCTGCGTAGCTGGGCCTTGGCCTCGGCGATGGCGGCCAGCGCATGCCCGGCGCCTGGCGGCGTTGGCATATCCTTGTCGCGCGCGGCCAGAATCTCGGCGGCAGGCTGGAAGGACAGGTGATTGTCGATAAGGGACGCCGTCATGGTTCAGTCCTTGATGGCGCCGATGGCCCGCAGAACGTCAGGGGTAATGACTATCAGGAGCGACAGCAGCCAGATGCTGCAGGTTTTTGCCACGCGCTGCATTAGCGTGCCCCTGCCTTGAGAAAATGTTCTGCCCAATACGGGAGCGTGTGCGATGTGCCGCAGCAGTGCCGGGAACCCGCTTCAGAGGCGAAAATGTAATTCACCTCGATGGGCAGCTTGCCGACCAGGGCGCGCTGCTTGGCTGGTGCGAAAAATCCGTCGCGCTCCAGTGCCTGCGCATCGCTGACGATGAAGGTGAGATTGGCAGCGCCGTAGGCGTGATAGGTCTTGGCAATCTCATGGATACGGGCGGTTAGCGCCGCGATGCCGATGCCCGCGCTGGCTTGCAAGAGGAAACACGTTGGTGCCACGGGGACAATACAATTTTGCAAGGTCGGGCGGATCGTGCTTGATGCCATGGATTTGTCGGCGTGACGGGTGGCGTGCAGCGTGGTTTCCATCGGTTTTCCTTATTTCAGGTTGAACGAATCCCGCACGCTCAAAAGGGAGCGCTGCAGGGCACAGCAAAAGAGGGGGAGTTACGGCGGCCGGGCTACGGCGGCGCGAGGATCGGGATAGTCATCAGCAGCCCGCAGTCAGGTCCAGGGCCAGCTGGCTGGTGGCCGCAGTACGTGCATGCTGGGACATCGGGATGCGGATATCGGCCTTGGGCATGGCGGACAGCGAGAGGGTGCGCAGCACTTCCAGGCCTGCCACGAAGGAGTGCCCGCAGTCGGGGTTCTGGCACATGTAGGTGATTTCCTTGAACATGGCGGACATCGTGCGGCTTTTGACGGCGCGGACGGTGTATTCGCAATGCGGGCAGGGCAGGCCGATGACTCTCATTTCAGCTTTCTTTCCACTTGATACAGGGCGCGACCGCGACCTGTCATGTTTTTCGACTGCTTGCGTAAGCGCGACTTGACGAGCCATTCGGCCGCCTGCTCGATACTTGCCAGCCCTTGCCGTTGACGAACGACTTCCAGCGCTGCAAGTTCTTCGTCGTTGATATGAATTTCGTGATCGGGCATTTTCGGCAGCTTTTCAGTTACTCAAAAGTTACTATTCAGGGACTCGGTTTAAGCGCTGCGACGCTGTACGCTGTCGATGTCGTCAGCAGCAATGGCGGCAAGGGCTTCACGCATGACGATCTGGCGTACAAGTACCGCGATTTCTTCGCCTTGGTAATTGGCGATAGAGGAAACGAGCTGGTGCTCGTAATCGTCCAGGCGCAGCATGACTTTATGGCTGCGGATACGTTTTGCATCGGGATACATGACGTTGTCCTTAGTGGGTGGTTTGGGTAGCGAGTTCGCGCTTATAGTCGGCGAGGCCGCGCAAGATCAGGAAGCGTAAGAACCAGGCACGGGACCGTTGTTGCGCAGCGGCAAAGGATTCAACTTCCAGCACCTCATCAGGCGCCAGACGGACGCCTAGAGGCTGCGAAGTGGCGCCCTTGGGAGTGCGCCCGATTTTGGATACGTTTTTCATAATGTTATGATGTGTAATCGCTACAGGATGGCGTAACTATAGTGTACGAATGTACACCTGTCAATGAGATTTAGTGAAAATATGAGCACCATCGGCGAAGCATTGAAGGCGGAGCGCCTCCGCTTGGGCATGAATCAAGAAGATTTTGGCGCTGCAGGTGGCGTGAAAAAACGTACTCAAATATCGTACGAGCAGGATGAGCGGTCTCCAGACGCCGTTTATCTACGGGCTATATCCGCTATTGGTGTTGATGTCCAATTTATCCTTACTGGCGATCAGGCAGCGGCATCGTTGACGGACGACGAAAAGGAATTGCTGTCTGGCTATCGTGGTTTAGATATTCGCGGCAAGGCGGGAGTATTAGGGATGATTGACGGTATGACCGCAGCTCCTGCGACCAAGCCGGCGCAGCAAAAGCCGGACACTGCCACCCCCACTGTAATTTTCCACGGTAAAGTCGGCCAGCAAGTAACTGGTGATGTAACGGGGAAGCAGACATTCAACGTGGGCACAAAGAGAAAATGAATGCTATTTTAATATCGTTGCTTTTGGCCGCATTGCCAATTTCATCTTCTTACGCAAACGAGTCTACCGCCGACCAAAAAAAAATCAAATTGGCCTTAGTCCGCATTCCGGTGACGGATAAAGACCTCGGCTATAAAGATCTTAGTGTGCGCCTCCCGAAAGTTGGCATGGCCGTGGAGTTTCTTAAGATAACGAAGGTCGCTAAAGGCGAAGACGAACCGCCGCATATCCTTGCCGGGGATGAAATTATAGACATTTTCCTAAGTGAGCCGAACCAGATTGTGAAAGCCATTTGCCCAATCAGCGGCGGCCAAGCCTCGTATGTCATACGCGGCAAGAAAATCATTCCGCAGACGCGCACTGCCTACTGGCTGATGACCAACAAGTGCGATTACAAGGGCTAGACCGACTGAGTATCCTTTAGTCGATGAACGTAGATTAGTTTTGGTTGTGGAAAGTAAAGTTAGCAGATGTCTGAAAAATTTGAATTCAAGCGCGAAGTAGGGCAAGCGGTTCTTGGAAACGTGAATGAGGCGCCGCGCTTGAGCAACGTAGTCACGCTACATGTTGGTGACAAAGAAAAAGAGGTTGAGCTGATTACCTCCTATCAGCGTTCAAACATCAAATTGCTGGTGGACAGGCTTGCCAGCCTAATTGGCGATGAGGACGTAAAGATATATCGAGGACTGATTACCGATTACGGCCTCCAAAGATTTAAAGAGCTTCCTAGAAGTAAGTATCAAGAAGTGAAAACTACTCTAGAGGACAGAATTGAAGAGGCTGGAAAGCCCCTTGTTGATGCTCCGAACTCTGCCGTAAAACCTCCCCAAACTACAGCTCATCATGTGCACACTGCGCTTCCCTGCATCGCGTGTGCTGAAAAAACGATGAGTTTTTTACGTCTGCAACGCGCCGCTCGCTTGCAACTCGCGGCCCTGATTGCATGCCTGACTGCTTGTGGCTGGCTACTTTACAAAGTTCAAGCACCTGCTGATCACGATGTTAATCAGGCAAAAGACGGGAAATGCTACATTGCCGGAAAGGCTTACACCGCCGGGCATATTGAGCGATCACGCGGCAAAGCAATGGAATGTGTCGGCGCTGTAGGTGATATGCCAGCTATGTGGCTGGACGCAAATCGAGGACAATAAGCCAGTGCTGAAGAGTGCCTGCAGCGCCTATTGAGCGCTGGCCGTGTCCTCTCTGTTTTCACGAATGATTTCTCGGACCTCTTCGATGTGCCTCCACGCGTGCAGCGCTGCCCGCTTGGCGGCCTGCTTGCTTTTGTAAAGATGCTCCAGCGTCTTGAGCGTGCCCGTGGCGCCGGCCTGTTCCTGCCCTGCCTTTTTCTTCTTCGCCGCCACGTCTTTCCACTTGGCCAGCACGCCCGTGATGCCTTCGTCCGGGTCTTTCTCTTCCTCGCGTTCGGCCTCGACTGCTTCCGTTTTCGTTTCAAACTCCACGCGCGTGGTAAAGCCATTGCCACCGAGGCTGTGCGTGACCTTGACCGATAGCCACTCGGTGGCGTCGATCTCGGGCTTGAAGCCTTGCACGGTGACGGGCGATTGCGGGAACACGGCCGGATTGCCCAAGGCCAGGCTCATTTCGAAGGTGGCCAGGCCGCGCAGGATGCGCTGCCATTCGGCCACGGCCGCCGCGCGCGCGTCTGCCTCGTTGGCAAAGGTGGTGCGCAGGCGCTTGCTGTTGCCGGGCACGCCGGCCACCACGCTGCGGCGGCGCGCGTAGCGCTCGTCATGCCAGAAGGCACGCACGCCCGTGTAGGCGTCGCTTTCGGCGCTGTGGTAGCGGTGGCCGTCGCCCAGGGCGCGCGTGATGGGAATGACGGGCAGCGCCTTGCCGCTGGCGGTGCGGCTCTGGTTGATGGGGATGAAGAGCAGGGTGTCATTCTTGACGGTGGCCACCGCATCGTATTTCCTGCCCAGCCGGCGCAGGAAGGCCGCATCGCTCTCGTGTGTCTGGTCGATGTGCTCGATGGCGGTATCGCGCAGGCGCGCGGACACGCTAGAGGCCAGCTCGTTGCGAAAGGCAATCGCCTCGATGATGGCGCCCAGGGTGGTCTTGTGAAAGCTGTGTTCCTGCTGCTGTTTAAACGTGTCGATCAGGTTGGCCGACCTGGCGCGCAGGGTGATGGTGTCGGGCGCGCCGCTGTGCTCCACCTCGTCCACCGTGAACTTGCCCATATCCACCAGGCCGCTGGCTTGCCAGCCCAGCGCCAGGGCGATCTGCGCGCCGCGCGGCGGCAGGGCCAGCTTGCCGTCGCTGTCGTCCAGTGCAATGTCGAGCTGGTCGCTCTCGTCGCCACGGCACAGGGGCAACGTCAGATTGATCAGCCGCGGCGAGACAATGGCCGTCAAATCCTTGTCCTCGATGCTGACCTTGAAGGCGGGGATGTGCTCGCTCATTTGAATTTGTCCGCCGCGCTGCCGATGGCGCCGCTGATGCTGCCACCGATCTTGTCTTTCATCTCGCTCACCACGCCGCCATATTTCGAGGTGATGCCGCCGACCACATTGCCCACCACGCTGCCCACGGCATTCTTGGCCGCGCCGGCGATGCTGCTGGTCATGCCGTCGATGCTGAGCATGTTTTTCAGGTCGCCGATGTCGCCCAGGCCCACCATGGCCAGCACGCCGTCGTCGTCGCGCTTGAGTGCAATCGAGAATTCGACGCGGCGTGCGCCGCCGCTGCCGTCCAGGATAGTGCGGCCTTCGGTCATGCTGGTGATGCGGTAGGAGCCGAGAATGCGGCCCGTGCCCTGGATCAGTATCCAAGATTTGCCGGTGTCGGCCATCATGCGCAGCGCATCGAGCGAGTACAGGGAGCCGGTTAGTTCCGGCGCCACCCAGCCGGACAGGGTGATGGTGTCATCGCCTGGCCCCACGTACTGGTGCGCGTCGCGCAGGCCCACGCGGGCCGTGCTGGCGTGCTTCCATTCCGTTTGCCGCTGCAGCTCGTGATAGGCGAGGGTGGGCAGACTAAACACGAACATTCCTAAAATCATCATCATGGTGGTGTTTCTTTCTTAATCGTGGTCGCGCAGGGACGAGCGGATGCGTGCCGCTTTTTCGCGGTCGCGTTGATCGAGCGCCACGCTCACGGCGCGCGCGATGGCCTGGGGATCGGTGCCGGCCTGCACGTGGAAGGTGATTTCGATCTTGTCGCCCTGGATCGTCATGCCGGCGCCGAACCCGCCCTGGGACAGCGGGGCGCGCGTATCGAAGGCGCTGGCCGGCAGGGCGGTGGCCGTGCCGATGGCGATGCCGGCGCCCAGTTGCGTCAGGCGCTGCGCCAGGCCGGATACCTTGGCAATTGGCGCGCCCTCGCTGCGGTCCAGGCCCACGGCCAGGCCTTGCATGGTGTAGTCGCCGAGCTGGGCAAACACGCGGCTCGGGCTGTGGATGCCCAGCTTTTCCTTGAACCAGGCAATCGTGCTGGAACCGGCATTGCTGATGGCGTCCTTGACGGCGCCCATGGAACCCGTGATGCCGTTGACCAGGCCGCGCAGGATGTTGGCGCCGAACTCGGTGAACTGGGCCGGCAGCTTGATGCCGAACCAGCTCAATACGCCCGCGAACGCCTGGTAAAAAACGCCGACGGGCGACCAGTTGATAATCAGGGCCGTGATGCTGCCCATGCCCCCGGCACAGACCGTGCGCAGGCGCGCCCAGATGTCGGCAAAGAAGGCGGAAATAGGCGCCCAGGATGCGGTAACGCGCTGCAGGATGCTGGCGCCAAACTCGCTGAATTTGGCCGGCAACGCGATGCCGAACCAGCCCAGCACGCCCGCGAAGGCGCGATAAAACAGACCCAGCGGCGACCAGTTGACGATCAGGCTGCTGACGCCGCCTATGCCGCCGGCAAAGGCGGTCTTGACGTGCGACCAGATGCCGCTGAAAAACGCCTTGATCGGCTCCCAGTATTTGTAGATCAGGTAAGCGGCGCCGGCGATGGCCGTCACGGCCAGGCCAATCGGGTTGAGCATGAAGGCGCGGCCTAGCCAAAGCACTGCTCGGCCCGCCCACATGAAGGCGCCGCCCAGGCCGCGCAGGATGGGTGTGAGCACGCCGCCCGTCACGCCCATTTTGGCGAACATGACGTGCAGCATCGCGTACGGGCCGATCAGGGCGGCGATGCCCAGCATCAGCGGGCCGAGCACCAGCAGCAGGCCGGCCAGCACGGCAAAGGCGGTAATCATGACCTTGGCCACGGTCGGGTTGCGCTCCATGAAACCGTTCAGGCGCGTGACGGCGGAAATCGCCATTTCCAGCCCCTGCGCGTACAGCGGCAGGATTTTCTCGCCCATGGTGAGTTTCAAGTTGGCCAGCTTGGCTTGCGCTTCCAGTTCCTTGCCGGCGGCCGTGTCGCGGCCCAGCTTTTCCAGTCGGCCGATATCGGCGGCTCCCCGGTTGAGCTTTTCATTCTTGTGGATCTGCACGCGCTGCAGGTACATCTGCGAATACAGGTTCGACGCGGTGCGGTTCGAAAAGATGCTGCCGATGGCATCGAGCACCTGTTTCTTTTCCGTGATGCCCTTCTTGGCCAGTTGCGGCAACAGCACCTTTTCCATCCATTCGAACTGATTTTCGCGGAACAGCTCGGAACCCAGCAGCGCGCCAGGATTGAGGAAGGAAAGTTGTCCCGCTTTATCGTGCGTGACCTTGCTCTTGTCGCCGATCAAGCCAAATTCTTCCAGTTTCTTGGCCGAGCGTTTGGTAGTGCGGCCCTGGTACAAGTTCTGGTAGGCGCTCATCAGGGACGTGCCGACGCGATTGCCGCTCATTTCCTGCACCAGCGGTTCCATCTGGTAGTAGAAGGCGTCATCTTTCAGACCCTTGGCCGCGATGCCACCCGTTTTGATCATGTTCAGCCATTCATTCGGGCCGACGCGCCCGCCCGTGGCGGTGATGACCTGCTGCACGATGTTGGCCTGGGCTTCGAACTTTTCCTTGCTCTCCAGGCCGCCGCGCAGCTCGATGACCTTGAGCATGTCCATGAACTTGCGTTCGTTGTCGGCCCCCTCGGCCTCGCCGAAGAAGGCGTGGTTGGCAAACTTCATCTTGGCCAGGGTAGGGGCGACCATTTCCGCATGGTGCACGTCGGCAAAGGCGCTCATGCCGTCGCGCATCAATTGCAGGTTGTCGAGCTGGCTGGTGCCGTAGGTCTTCATGTTGCGCGCAAAGGCGACGGCCTCGGCTGATACCTTGTCGCCCAGGCCCAGCGCGTTGACCCTGCCCACTTCCGTTTGATAGTGCTTGGCCTCGTTCAGCCCCTTGACGACGGGCGCACCGATGACGGCGCCCGTGGCGGTCGCGCCAGCACCGGCCATGGCCAGGTTGCCCGCCTTGTTGCGCAGCTTGTCGGCATGCTGGGTGGCATTGGCCACGCGCTGCTGCTTGGCGGCCGCATTGGCCAGCTTCTGCTGCTGCAGCGTCATGGTTTTGTTGGTGGCCTCGATTTCGCGGCGCAAGGTGCGCTCGTGGTTGGCCAAGTCTTTGGTGCCGATGCCGGCGCCCGCCAGGCGCTCGCGCATGACCTGCAGTTGCTGCGCCTGCTGCTGGCCGGCCGTCTTCAAGGCGCCGGCCGCTTTGACGGCGGCGTTCAACTCGCGCGTCATGGCGCGCGTGGGTGCTTCCGTCTGTTTCATCTTCGTGGCCAGGCTGGCCACCTTCTGCTGCGCCGCTTCCAGCTTGGTGCGAGTGGCGTCCAGGCCGCCGTGCAGCTCGCGGAATTTGCCGATGTTCTTTTGCTGGGCGTTCAGCTCGCGCAAGCGGTCGCTGGTCGCCTTCAAGGCTTTGGCCGTGTCGCTAGAGCCGCCCATGATTTTTTTCAGCGGGCCGGTAATCTTGTCCAGTGCCGCAAATACCACCTGTAGTTTCAGATCCCGACCAGCCATCTATTCCGCTCCGCTTCGTTGCCGGGCGCGTTCGCGCCAGGCCATCAGTTCATCAATCGTAAAGCCGTCCATCGCGGCCGGCGTCCAGTGGAAGACGCCGGCGATGTCGGCCATGGCGTCTTCTACTTCGCCGGGGATACCGAAAGGCGATCTGCTTTGCTCGCCAAAAAACCGGCAACCTCGGCACCCACGGCCAAGAGGTCGGCCGGGTCCATGTTGGCGATGTCGTGTGCGGTCAGGGTCGGTTCGGTAATGCGCGGCAGCACGATCTGCAGGGCCGACACGTTCAGGTTGGCCAGCTCGATCAGGGAAATGCCGCGCAGGGCGCCCGCCTTGGGCTTGCGCACGGTCAGCGAGGTGATGAAGGTGTCGCCGCGCTTGATCGGCTCGTCCAGTTCGATGACGGATTGGTTTTGGGTATCGTTGTGCATGGTGTGGTCCTTGTGGTGATGTGATTAAAAAGGGGATTACAGGCCGATGGCCTTGCGGATGGCCGCATTGGTGTCGCCGCCGCCGAAGTTCTCGGTGCCGCTCATGAAGTCCAGTTCGATGACGGTGGCGCCGTCGATCAGCAGCTTGTAATAGCTGCAGGCCATCGTGTATTTATGGGTGGTGTCGTCGCCCATCTTGGCCGTGCCCATGTCGATTTCCTTGTAACGGCCGCGCACGACGACCTCGACAGCGGCGACTGTGCCGTCATCGTCTTCCTGGTAGGCGCCGGCAAAGCGCAGTTGCACGGCGCCGTGCGAGTGGGCGCCGTATTGCTTCAAGGCGTCGGCGATCAGGCCGCCAGCGCTCCATTCCAGCGACAGTGCTTCATTGCCGAAGTCGACGGACACGGGGCCGCTCATGCCGCCGGCGCGGTACTCCTCCATCTTGCGGCTGAGTTTTGGCAGGGTGACTTCGGGCACCATGCCCAGGAAGGACACGCCGTTTTGAAACAGGTTGAAATTTTTCAGTTTGCGGGGCAGGCCCATAGCGTTCTCCGTTGTTCAGTTGCGCCCGCGTGGGCGCGGGCAGGGTGGTGCTGATGATGGTTAGGCGGCGATGCGCGAGGCGAAGTCGGCCAGGTAGCGGTCGGTGATGCGCTGCTGGAAGCGCAGGTTTTCCAGCGGCGGCACGGGCGTGTAGTCGTAGTCGATGGCCAGCTTGCCCGCCTTCAAGGTGTCCTTGTCGTTGTACTGCTCGTCATACCAGGCGTGGCCGTCGATGATGTAGCCCTGCAATTTCAGGTCGCGGAACTTGGCGTTGATGCTTTCCAACATGTCGCGCACCAGCGACGGGTGCAAGGGCAGGTCGACAAAGGTGAAATGTGCCTCGGCGATGGTGTCGGCCAGCACCTGGGCCGTGCGCGTGTAGTTCTCGAAATAGAAGAAGCCGCCCGGCGCCTCGCAGGTGCGCGAACCCCAGAATCGGTAGCCGCCCATGTTAATCAGGGTGGTCACTTCCTTGGCGTTGAGCACGCCGGCGTCGGTGGCCGGGTCTTGCAGGTCGAAAAATACGTCCTGGGTTAAGCCGGTCGGGCCGTTGATGACGACGTTCGACAGCGTCTTGTGCCAGCCCGTTTCCTCGTCGATCTTGGCGCGCAGGCCCATGGCGTACGCCACGGCGGAAATGCTCGCCTCCTCATCGATGGCGGTATCCCAGTTCACAAAATCGGGCCAGATAATCATGACCTCGCGCTGGCCGAACTGGCCGCGATAGGTGGTGGCGGCCACCACGTTGCTGCAGCCATACGCGGAGGCGTACACGAAGGCGCGCAGTTGCTGCGCCACGCTGGCCAGGGCGTTGGTGACGGCCTTGGTGTCCAGGCCCGGCGCGCCCAGGATGCGCGGTTTGACGCCGAGTTTGCTTTGCGCGGCCAGCAAGGCTTTCACGCCCAGGTACTTGCCGTCCGGCGACACGCCGCCCACCACGTTGGTGGTGGTTTCCGCTTCCGTCTCGCCTGTGGCCACGCGCACCACGACGGTCAAGGGCTTGGTTTGCGCGGCGATGGCTTCCAGCGCGCGGTACAGGGTGCCGGTCTTGCCGGCCTTGCCCATGGCGGCCAGCACGTTGGTGACGAGCACGGGCGTGTCGAGCGGGAAAGCCGCCGGGTCGGCGTCGTCGGCTGTGGCGATCAGGCCCAGCACGGCCGTGGAGACAGTGCGGATGGGGCGCGAACCCTCGTTGATTTCAATGACGCGCACGCCATGGTGGTAGTCGGTGGCCATGTGGTTCTCCTTGGTAAATGTGAAAATGTCGGTTGGCGCTTCGGTGCCAGGGCATTCGCTGCCTGGCGCCGCTATAACTGGATGCCGGAAAAGGCCACCTGCATTTGCTCCGGCGCCGCAGCGACAATCGCCTGATAGGCTGCGCTGACCGCAGCGCGCAGCTGGTCGATGTCCGCTGCCGCAACGACTGCAGGGGCTTCGGTAATGTCCCGCAGCGCCCGGCGGGCCGCGTGGATGGCCATCACCATGTCGTTGTCACCTTCGTTCAAGGCGTCATAGCCGAGTCCGCACAGTCGATTCAGCAATTGCTCTCGCAAGATCCGCGTGGCATTCAAATGCGCCAGGACTTTGGCCTGAAACAGGGCGTCATCCTGATCTGGACGAACGGCCCACATGGCTGTCTCACGATCCCAGGATTCGTTTTCCTTGGGTGGGCGACTGCAATCGACCATGCCGGCCGCCAGCGCCTTGTCAATGAATGCCAGGGCCTCACGCTCAAAAGCACAGACGGCGGAAGTGGCGGGGTCAATTAGATAGCGCATTGTGTTCATCAGTACGTCTCCCGCCAGAATTGAAGTGTCGGAACGGTTAATTGCACGTTGTAGTTCCATTGATAGGTTTCACCTGGCAAAACGATGACGCTTGCCCTGGTGCCGTAGCCGCCGTTTGAATTGGAGATGTCGCCGTCGGCATGGACCTCCGCGCCGCCGTCCTTGACGAGCACCATTGCGTGAAACTGGCTGTTGGCAAGCTGAATGAAGCCGGCATTGATATGCATCACGCGGCCGGTGCTATTGGTATAGACCACATTGGGCAGGCGGCTGGCCGGCACGATGGTGTGGCGCCGCAGATCTATCGGCGCCTTGCCGGCGAGGGCTTCCTGCAGGCCGGTGACGCGGCTCATGGCCAACTGGGGGATGCGTGCGATGGAGAACACGCCGCTGACGACATCCGCCGCGTCGTGCTGGTGGCCAATTTTCGCTGCGTATTGTTCGACATAGCCCCGCGTCGCCAGCACGATGCTGGGGTCAATCTTCAGCTCGATGGCGGCCGTACTGGCGACGATCAGCACCACGCGCACCACTTGCGTGCGCGCGCTGCCTTCGGCCATGACGGGCTTGTAGCTGGGCGGGCAGTTGGCCACGGCGCACAGGTCGCCCGCCTCGTCGTAGAGGCCAATCTCGCGTATCCACCAGCCGCCCACCTCTTCGGGCAGCACCTGTTCGGCGATGATCTGGCTGGGGTTGGCCGGATCGATGGCCAGCTGATTCAGGTCGGCGCGGCGCACTTCGCGCACCAGCGCCTTTTGCATGCGGTCGGGGATCGGCAAGGCGCCGTTACCGTCGCCCACGCCCATTTTTTTCAGTTTCAGGGTTTGGCCCAGGGCGATGGCGTTGGCCAGCTTGGCCTCGCCCACCTGCGTCAGAATGGCAAAATATGTGCTCATGGATAGATGGTCATCGTGTCAATGGTATGGGATGCGCCGGCCTGCAATAGCGTGCCGCGCACTTCGATTTCTTCGGCGATCCACGGATAGACCGTCATCGCATCGCCGTGATAGGTACTCAAGCCGATCCGCACCTGGCCACGGGTTTCCAGATACAGCGCCAGGCCCGTCAGGTGTCTGCTGACGGGTTTGGCGTCGGCAATCAGGCGTTCCATTTCCTGAAACATGGCGTCCGTGATGCCTGTGTCCAGCACGCCGACGTCAAGGCGAAACGTGCCCGGCGTGCCCGGCGGCGTGGTTTGCCACCATTCGGTGATGCGGATCAAATAGCCCAGCGCCTCGACCACGCGGCGCACGGCGGCAATCGTGCCTTTGTGCTTGTGGATGAAATAGGACGCCTTGATGGTGCCGCGCTTGATCGACTCGGACCAGGCGTCATCCCAGCGGTCGACGGAACAGGCCCAGGCCAGAAACGGCAGCAGGGCGACCGGGCAGCGGTCGGCGTTCCACAGGTCGCGCAGCGGCACGGGCACGTTGACCAGCTCGGCGCAGGCCACGGCAATGGCGCGCTCCAGCGCCGTGGTGTTAGGCGGCAGGGTCGGCACGAGCTTATTCATCGAGCACCACCACATTCAAATGGATGGCGGTGCAGCGCGCGGCCTGGGTGGCGTCCAGCTCGATATCTGCCATGGGGCTGGTCAAGACGACCTTGCGCACGCCTTCGACGTGCACGGCGGCGCTGCAGGCGGAGCGATAAATGCTGTGGCCCAGCGGGCGGCGCGGCTGCGACACGCGCACGGCGTTGGCGCGCGCCGCGGCCAGCAGAATCGGCACTTCCGGCCCGACACCGATAAACAAGGTGGCCTCGATCTGGTAGTCGACGACCTGGGCCGCCTGCACGGTGAGGCGGTCGCCCAGGGGGCGCACTTCCTCGGCGTTGAGCGCGCGCGTCACGGTGCCCAAGAGCGCGGCATCGGCGATGCCGGTGTCGTTGTTGGCCAGCACCGTGACGGTGACGCTGGCCGGCGCGGGGCTGGTGGCGCTCGCGTCCTTGACGCGGCCATCGCTGCTGCGGGCGTGGAATTCGTAGGAGGCTTTCGGGCCGGCCACGGACAGGCCATCCGGCGCTTCCTGGATGCGCAGGCGGTAGGCGTCGTTGTCTTCCATGACGGCCGCCACGGGTGGCATGGCGTTGGGATTGGCCGGCGTGATGACCAGGCGCGCCACGTTGACGTTGGCGCCCAGCTGGTCCAGGTCGCCGTCGAGGGCAAAGGCCAGCATGACGGCCTTGCCGGCATCGTTGACGCGGTTGCGCAGGATGGTTTCCTGATACGCGTTCTCTTCCAGCAGCTTGGTGGCCGGCTCCGACTCCAGCTCCAGTAGGGCCGTGACGGCCGCGCGTTCGGCTTCCGGCAGCAGGCTGACCAGGTGCGTCTTGCGGCTGGCGAGGATGGCTTCGAAGTCCAGCACCTCGACGACGCTGGGTGCCGGCAGCTGGGTCAGGTCGATGGGCGTGCTCATACGACGCCCCCTTGCTTGATGGGCACGGATAGGGTGATACCCTGGCCATTCGCCGTACCATCGAGCAGCAGGGTGATGGCGCCGTCCGTGTCGCGCGTGAGCTGCACGCTGGCGAGCTGCAAACGCGGCTCCCAGCGGCGCAGGGCAAAGGCGGTGGCGGCGTAGATGCGCAATTGCGTCGCGCTGTTCAAGGGCTGGTCGATCAGCTCCGGCACTTCGGAACCATAGCGGCGGCGCCGGATGCGCGAACCCATGGGCGTGGTGAGGATATCGGCCACGGACTGGCGCAGGTGGTCCAGGCCCGTCAGGCTGCGCCCGGTGGCGGCGTGCATGCCCATCATGCTTGCGGCCCGCCCGACTGGTCGCCGCCGGCCTTGACGCCGCCGTGCGCATGCTTGGCCAGGCTGATGGCGCCGGCCAGCACGTCGTCGCTGGCTTTGACGGTGCCTTGCACGACCATGGCCACGCCGCCGGCGGCGCCCGCCTTGGCGTTTACGCCGCCGTTCAGGGTGGTGACGCCTTCCACGGTAGTGGATTGCTTGACGATCAGGTTTTTCATGACGGTCAGGTCGCCCGTGCAAATGGTGCTGGGCGCGTTCGATGTCACCTTGTCGGCCGTGACGGTGGCCGTGCCGCCGGGAAGGGTGGCCGTCAGGGCATGGGCCGCATGGTCGTACTGCACCACGGCGCCGTCGGAGTAGTGGGTGGTGTGGATGGTGGGATTGGATTCGGGCGCGTCAAATTCCTGTGAGTACAGCGCCGGCACGATGATGCCGCGCGTCAGGTCGCCGCCGGGGGAAAAGACGATCACCTGTTCGCCGATGGTGGGCGCTGACCAGGTGCGCGTGCTGCCGGCGCGCCGGGTGGCCCATTTCAGCCATTCGGTGGTGAGTGTCGGCCCGAGCCGCACGCGCGCCTTGGCTCCTTTGACCTCGGCGATGGTGCCCAGGCGGATCAGGTTTTGCAGCAAGCGGAGGAGGTCGGACAGGTCGGCGTTCATGCAGTGCATGTTGCCGAAGTCCGCGTGCGGATGCACGCGGGGGCGGGTTGATATTCCGCTTATTAACTATGGGGGCTGAGTATGCGGGTTTCGGAAAGATAGAAATCCATTGTGTTTTTATTTAATTTTAAGTTTTCAGAAAATGATAAAATTATTTTTTCATCCAATGGTCAAGGCCAAGAGGCATTACTTCTTCCTTCATTATTTTATCGCTAAGTAATTGTATTTTCTTTAAAACAACTTCCCTCATGCTTTCAACAACTTCCTTGAAGTCTATGCCTCCTTCTTTTGTAATAAATAAATCTGGTTGATATAATTCTCTATATAGTTGAGGATAAGTTTCCCCTTTTTTTATCCTAGGTAAGACGACCGCAATTCCTACACTTTCAAGATTTTTTGCCCCACTATGAGCAGCAAAATTATTTCGATAATTTAATAAGTCATCGTGTTTTAATCGGTATCTTTCTTCAACTTGCTTCCTTTCTAATTTGACTGGTCTACCTTCGCACCTGGTGAAACATTTACCATAAAATGTTAATGCCGCAACAAATAGTCCTTTAACAACATTATACATTTTTCTATCTTTTGCTAAGATATGGCCCTTAATCTCTATTTCGCTCGCACGCAAAGAATCGATCTCGGCTAACCAAACTCCAACGCTGCGAAGGTCTTTCTCAATCAATGCATATCCTGCGAGTTGTCGACTCAGCCTTGTATCAATAGGAACACGTTTGCAAGGTTTTCGATTATATGTATAAAAACGGTGTACTTTTCCAGATTCTGGCTCTACAACTTCTCGTACTTGAATGGTATTTTTCACTACTTTTCCCTTGGAAATCCTGAAATAGGTAGTATCGTTTTATGTTAAATAATAGTCAATGATGTACTTTAAAAATAAGTGATTTCTATTTTCTTAATTCTGACATGTGGAGCAACAATGATTCTATTATTAATGTTTTATCAAGTATATTCATGCCTAACAAGTGTCGTGCAGGATATGTATAACTCGTACCCCTCTTCGTGACTTTATCCGTCAGGCCATCTTGATGCACCCGCGCCACCCGCGCCACCCAGCCAAAGAACCCGACCTCGATCTGGTCGCCGGTTGCTTTCACTTTCAGGTGTTTGGCGGTGCGAATCCTGGCGAACATGGCCGCCTTCTGCCGCTTGATCCGTCCATTCTTGCCTTTGAATTCCTTGCGCCGCTTGCGCGCCGGATAGGCCGTACCATCCGGCCCCTGCTGGGCCTTGATGCGTTGCGCCTGGCTGCGGCGCAGGTCGATGGCCACCTTGTGGTTGATTGCGCGGCGCTGGGCTGGCTGCAGCTTGGCCAGCAGGGCGCCGGCCCAGGCTTCCAGCGCGTGCAGGTCGTCGCTCATGGCGTTGCCTCAGGCGTACGCCATTCGGCCAGCAGGGTGTCGCCGTCATACAGCTTCCAGAACTCGTCCGCGTAGGCGGGCATGTGCTGTATCTCGGCCAGGTGCTTGATGTCGAGGCGGCCCGCTTCGCCGGCCTTGACGGCGACGCGCTCGGTCAGGTCGAGCTTGATTGAAATGTCGACTGTTTTATGGTTGTTGAAATCCACCTCGAAGGCGATGCCGTGCTTGCGCGTTTCCTCGTTGGCCATCAGGTCGAGCTGGTGGACTTTGAGCCAGGCGATCAGGGCCACCATGATGGCGTCGGCGTCGCCCGCGTAGTCGGTGACGATCAGGTTGAGCTTGAAGCGGTATTCGAAGGACAGCGAGGCGGTGGCAGACGCCACCACGTTGCCCTCGTCGGCGAAGACCAGCAGGCGGTCGGGATCGCGCTGCAGATCGGGGATGGCAGCGGCCAGGTGCTGGCGCAGGCTATTCGGTTTGTACATTGTAGGTGTCGCGGATCTGGTTGTAGGCATCGATGCAGGCGTTCAGCTGGCGGGTGGCGTCGTCGCCGTCGCCGGCAATGGCGTCAAGAGCTGCCGCAGTCGCCGGGTCAAGTTCGGCGCGCGTTTGGTGCCGATCGCCTGCGGCAGCGGCGGAATCTGCGCTTGCGGCGCAGTGGCCGCTGGCGACGGGGATTGACAGGCGCACAGCGCCGCTGCGCACATCAAGATTAAAACGGTCACGCTCAGTTTTCGCATGGGTTTGCTCCTGGTTGAGGTGGTCGGCGCGCTGCGCCAGGGCGGCGCCGGCGGCGCGTTCCAGGGTGAGCACGCGGGCGGTGGCCTGGGCCAGCTCGGTGGCGGCGGTGGCCGCCTGGGTTGCCGCCGCCCGCTGCAGCGCGGCGATGGCTACATCCTTGCGCCAGCCCTGGGCCGTCCAGCCCGCGATGGCGCCGCACAGGAGAACAGCGGCCAGCGGGCGCCAGGTGCTGGTCGTCACATGGCCACCCGTTCCTTGATCCAGCCGAACAGGAAACGGCGCTGGCTCTTGTTGGCTTCCGTGATTTCCAGGTAGCGCGCCGCTTGCAGGCCATTCAAGGCGCGCAGCAGCACGGTGACGCCATCCTGGCCGCGCCATTTCAAAAAGGCAGCCAGCGCACCCAGCGACTGCGCGCCCAGGCGGCCGTCGACGAACAGGGCGGGGTAGCGCGTGCCCGTGTCATTAAAACCGTTCAACCAGCGCTGCAGGAACTCGGCCGCGCGGTGCGGGCCCATGTTCACGCCCGTGTCGATCAGTTCGGCGCCGATGCCGGCATGGATGGCCAGCACCTGGTCGAACTTCGGTTCCGTGATGTAGCGCGCCGTGTAGATGGCGCGCGCCACCGCCACGGGCAGCTCGCGCATCGGCCCCGCATAGCCGTTGGCGCGCGCCACGGCCACGGTGATGCCGAAGTTGGTTTCGCCGCCCGCATCAAGAGGGTCGTTCACATAGCCGCCTTCGGCGCGCAAGATGACGTCGATGACGCGTGCGATCAGTGTGTCGGTGGCGGCCATCAGTGTTCCTTTGCGTCTTTAACCAGCTCGGCGATGTCCTTGTCGCTGCGGCGCTGGAACCACAGGGCCACGGCGCGCGATACCCACCAGCCGGGCGCGCCGACGATCAGATCGATGGCGGAGGCGTTGACCATGGCGCCGATGGTGGGGAGCTGGGCGCACAGCAGCTGGTACACGGTGCCGCCCAGCAGGCACGAGAAGACGCCGGCACAGGCCAGGCGGGCGACGAACTCGCCCTTGTTGAAGGTGCCGTCGGCATTCAGCGGCGGCAGCACGATGTACAGCATGGCGGCGCCGACCATGCCCAGCGCCGCCTTGAAGCCGTACAGTTTGACCAGGGTGGCGAAACCACCAAACGATTCTGCGGACATTGCTTGATACTCCGGGGTGAAGTTAGATAGATTTTTCATGATGGATAAAGGGTGAACGCCAGGATCAGTCCCAAAGCTGCACGATGTCTGCCACCTGTCCCGTGCTGGGCGCCGGCTCGGGCAGGATGACGATCAGGCCGGCCGGCAGCACGGCGCCGTGGCGCGCCAGCGCGGGATTGATTTCCAGGGTGTGCTCGACGTATCCCGCGCCGTCGCCCAGGTAGCGCCACACCAGGGCGTCTACCGTGTCGTGCTGCTGTGTGCGCACCTGCATCAGATCAGTTCCACGGTCAGGTGCGTGCGCCCGACCATATCGGCGATGGCCCATTGCGCATTGCGCCGCTGCGCGCCGGGTGCTTCGTCGAGCCATTCCATGGTTTTCTTGTCGCTGACGGACGTGGCCGTGCTGTCGTAATCGCGGTAACGCTCGATCAGGTCGGCTTTCGCCGTGCTGTAGACGGCGCGCCGGTACTGCGCCAGCAAGCGCGATTCGCGGTTGATGCGCGCGGCCGGCACGTCCACCAGGGCGGCGATACCGGCAGCAGCCTGCTTGCCCTGCCAGTCGGCCAATTCGCGGTTGACCTGCAGGATGGCATCGACCACGGCTTGCACCAGGCGCGCGTCGGTGACGGTGCCATCCAGGCGCATGGCGTCGCGCATGTCGGTGAGCAGGATGTCGGGAAACCAGCCGTCGTTCTCGATGATGCCGGGGGCGGGCGCCGGCGGCGCCGGGGAGGTGCCGGGCGGGATGGATGGGGCCAGGGCCATGAAGGACATACGGGGCGCTTTCAAAATGGGGCGGTGGACGGGGTTCATCAGGTCAGCATCGTTGACTATGCGTTAGCCAGAATCCCCCCGTGCCGCCGTGCTGCGGGGGATGCTCTTTACGTGGAACCGGCCGCGCGCTTGATGCGCCGCTCCAGCCGTTCCATATCTTTCTTGACGCCGCACGACTCCGACAGGGAGCGCGCGCGCTTCAGGTGGTTCATGGCCGTTTCCGCCTGCGCCACCAGCGCCGGGGCGATGTCGGTATCGTCGGCCTGATCGAGCATGGCGATCATGGCCAGGCCGATGGCCTTGTGCAGCTTGGCGCGCGCCTGGTCGGGGGCATCGCTGGCGGCCGTCAGCTGTTCCACCTGGCCCAGCACCTGGGCCGCGTGCTGGGGATCGGCGGCCAGCTTGCCGTGCAGGAAGCCTTCGGCAAATTCGTCCAGCATCAGGGTGGCGATGTCGCGGCTGTAGCCATCTGGCAGGGTGAACTTGTGTTCCAGCGCATAGGCGGCCATGACCAGCGCGCGGTCGTACTCGCCCGTGTCGATGTGCCACACCAGCAGCGTGGCAAACACATCATCCTGGGCGCCCTTGCCGCCGGCCAGCACGCCGTCGATCCATTGCGCGTAATCCGGCAGCAAGGTGGCCTTGACCTCGATCTTGCGCTCGACGGACTGGATGGATTTCAGGCGGCGCCGGTCATCGGCCAGCTTGTAGAGCATCAGCTCGTAGGCCGTGCCGGTGGTGACACCCTGCGGCGCGGCGGCGCCGGCCGTGCGCTCGGCCAGCATGCGCGCGCGGTGGCGCAGGGCGGGGGACTGGTTCGCCATCACTTGTCTTTCAGCTCGATGTTTTCCACCAGCGCGGCCAGGCCCAGGTCTTCGATCACGTAGGCGTCGTTGGACGATTCGTAATTCTCGATGCGGTCGCGCTTGGGTTCATCCACCACGCGGCGGCGGCGCGCACCGTCCTGAAAATAAATCGACAGATTGTCGAAGCGGGTAATCAGGATCGCGTTGTCCGGGAAGTAGGGCACGCGCGCGGCCGGCAAGCCGCCGATGCGTTTCTGGCTGATGATGATGTCCGCCGCCAGGGTTTCCGTGGGCGCCTGCTTGGTGTTCACCAGCGGGAAGTATTTATCGTTCAGCAGCTTGCGCCCGACGATGGCCACCAGGTTGGTGTCTTCCTGATACCACGGGTCCAGCAGGTTGACCGCATCGGTAACGGCCGCGTCCAGGTTGGCATAGTCGGCGCCGTCCACGTCGCCGATGATGACCTTGCCCGGCATGCCGGCGGCCACCAGGCCCAGCACGCGCTCGGGCGCCTGCTCGCGCAGGTGCTGCAGCCAACCCTTGTTCACGTCTTGCAGCAGCGGGTTGGCGGCCAGGTCGGTGGTGGCCATGACCTTCACGCCATTGAAACCGATGACGATGCGATCTAACGCCTGGCGCGTCAGGATGGCATTGGCCACGCGCGATTGAAAATCGGGGAACTTGGCCCAGGCGTCCAGTTTGGCATAGCTCAGATGCGTGTCGAAGTTGGTTTGTTCGCAGCGGTACTTGGTGCTGTCCATGGTGGACAGGTCGCGCGTTTCGCGTTCCTTGTCCTTGGTGTTGGTGCGGCTGGCAATCGGGCCGGACACGCCCAGGCCCAGCTTTTCGCCTTCCTGCTCGCCCACGCCGATGATGTTCACCTTCGACAGGAATTCGCTCGATTCCTGCATCTTGTTTTCCAGCTTCTGCTGCACGCTGGGCGTGACGCTGAAGGTCTTGGCTACGTTGTCCGTGTCGTTCAGCTGGCCCAGGCGGGTTTCATATTGGCCAAAGACCTGGCGCGTTTGCTTTTTCATAAATCAGTGCTCCGTTGTTGAATGGGGGTAGGAAAGGGCAGGGGCGCTTAAAACTCGGTCTGCACGGCGCCGTCGTTGCCGGTGGCGGCCGGGCGGCGCGGGCCGTTGCCGGGCGCCTCGTCCATCTGCGCCTTGAAGGCGGCCAGCTCGTCCTGCGTGGCCTGCAATGCCGTTTCGGCTTTTTCCAGGCGCGTCACGGCGTCCGCGTAGTTGTCGTTGGCGGTGACGACGTGGCCGGCCAGCGCTTCCACGGCTTCGCTGATGTCGGCGAACTGCGCCGCGTCGGCGCCGGATTTATGGGAAAAGCGCGACAGCAGGTTTTTCACGGCGTCGGCCAGCCTGATGCCCTGCTCTTCGAATTCCAGCTCGACCTCGACGGCGGAAGTAAACAGGTTGGTGCTTTGCTGCTTGCGGCTGGCGGAGAATTGCAGCGCTTCGGTGCCCAGGCTGGCGGGGCTGTCGGTGACGCCCAGGCCCACCAGGTAGGGCTGCGACGAGTCGGCAAAGTCGGGTTGAATTTCCAGGCTTGTATAGAGCTTCTGTTTCGCCTTGTTGATGGCCACCAGTTCCGGCGTGGGTTCAATCTGCGCGAACAGGGCCAGTTTCTTGCCGTTGTCCGTGTCCACCTCTTCGGCTTTCACGGTGATCACGTCGCCGTAGGCCTTGAACTGGCTGTCGGGCAGGATGCCGCGAATGTGCTCCAGCCAGATGCGCGCGGCGTAGGTTTTCGGGTTGTAGGTGGCGGCGATCTGCTCTATGGTGGCACGGTCGATGTTGCGGCCGTCCGTGGTGGCGCCTTCGGTGGCGACGCGGAAAAATTTCGATTTGGACATGGTAGGCGTTCTCGGTTGATCGGATAACGCCATGGTCAACGTCTTGGCGCTGCGATTCAATGCGCTGCGGGTTGCTATGGGCCATAGCGACTTTTGCCTTTCCCCGCTCTGCGCGCGCGCGGCCTACGCTGGCGGCATGCTAACAATTGAACAAAAACCCGAAGAAATAATCGCCGAACTGGCCGTGCCCGAATCCGAGCCGCGCCGTGCCGCGCGCGCCCTGTACTGGAAGGGCTGGCGTATTTCGTCCATCGCCCGACACTTAGGGATTAAGCGCAGTACCATCAATAGCTGGAAGGCGCGCGACGAATGGGAGCAGGCCCAGGCCATCGAGCACGTCGAGGCAGCGGCCGAGCTGCGCCTCGTAAAACTGATCGAAAAAGAGGTCAAGAGCGGCAGCGACTACAAGGAAATCGATCTGCTGATGCGCGCTATCGTGCAGGCGGCGCGGGTGCGCCGCTATGAGCAGCCGGGCGGCAACGAGGTCGATCTCAACCCCAGGCTGGCGAACCGCAACGCGGGGCCGAAGAAGAAGCCGACGCGCAACGACTTCAGCGACGAACAGCGTATTCAATTGCTTGACGCCTTCCAGGATTCGCTGTTCGACTATCAAAAGGTCTGGTATCGCAACGGTGACCAGCGCACGCGCGCCATCCTCAAGTCCCGCCAGATCGGCGCTACCTGGTACTTTGCGCGCGAGGCGCTGGCCGACGCCATGGCGACGGGTCGCAATCAGATTTTCCTGTCCGCGTCCAAGAGCCAGGCGCACGTCTTCAAGCAATACATCGTGCAATTCGCGCGCGAAGCGGCCGGCATCGAGCTGACGGGCGACCCCATCGTGCTGCCGAACGGCGCGCACCTGTATTTCCTGGGCACCAATGCGCGCACGGCGCAGGGCTACCACGGCAATTTTTACTTCGATGAATTCTTCTGGACGCAGAATTTCCAGGAGTTGAACAAGGTGGCCTCGGGCATGGCCATTCACAAGAAATGGCGCAAGACGTATTTTTCGACGCCATCCTCGACCACGCACCAGGCCTATCCGTTCTGGACGGGCGAGCTGTTCAACAAGCGCCGCGCCAAGGCGGACCAGGTGAACATCGACGTGAGCCATGGCCGCTTGTCGTCGGGCTTTACGGGCGAGGACAAGATCTGGCGCCAGATCGTCACCATCCTGGACGCCGAGCGCGGCGGCTGCAACCTGTTCGACATCGACGAGCTGCGCAACTTCGAATACAGCCCCGACCAGTTCGACAACCTGCTGATGTGCAACTTTATCGACGATTCGGCCTCGGTCTTCCCGCTGGCCGAGCTGCAGCGCTGCATGGTCGATTCCTGGGTCGAGTGGGACGACTACAAACCCTTGCTGGGTCTGCGCCCGTTCGGCAACCGGCCCGTGTGGATCGGCTACGACCCGGCCTTGAACGGCGACAGCGCCGGTTGCGTGTTGCTGGCGCCGCCCATGACGGCCGGCGGCAAGTTCCGCATCCTGGAGCGCCACCAGTGGCGCGGCCAGAGTTTCGAGGATCACGCCGACGCCATCCGCCAGATGACGCAGCGTTACAACGTCGAATACATCGGCATCGATACCACGGGCATGGGCATCGGCGTGCTGCCGATCGTGCGCGGCTTCTTCCCGGCCGTCACGGCGCTGAATTATTCGCCCGAAGTCAAAACCCGCATGGTGCTGAAAGCCAAAAACATCATCAGCAAAGCACGGCTGGAATTTGACGCCGGCTGGACGGACATCGCGCAATCGTTCATGGCCATCCACAAGACGCTGACCCCCAGCGGGCGGCACGTGACCTATGTCGCCGGCCGCAGCGATGAAACCGGCCACGCCGATCTGGCGTGGGCCTGCATGCACGCCCTCGATCACGAGCCATTCGAAGGCACCACCGACAACCACCACTCTTTCATGGAGATTTATTCTTGAGCACAGCACGACACTTGCGCGGCCGGCAGGCCCAGGGCGCCCCATCCACAGCGGCCACGGCCACGGCGCCGGTCGCCGCCGGCATCGAGGCGTTTTCCTTCGGCGACCCGACGCCCGTGCTCGAGCACGCCGACATTCTCGACTGTTTCGAATGCTGGAAGAATGGCCACTGGTATGAGCCGCCCGTCAACCTGGCCGGCCTGGCCAAGTCCTTCAATGCCGGCGTGCACCACAGCAGCGCCATCCACTTCAAGGCCAACGTGCTGGCGTCCACCCTGATCCCCAGCAAGTATTTGTCGCGCGACGCCTTCAAGCGCATGGCCTTGGACTTCCTGACTTTCGGCAATGCCTACCTGGAAGACCGGCCCAGCCGCAGCGGCAAGGCGCTAAGCTATCAGCATGCGCTGGCCAAGTACATGCGGCGCGGCGTCGATCTGGATACCTATTATTTCGTGAACGGCTACCAGGCCGTGCACCAGTTCGACAAGGGCCGCGTGTTTCACCTGATGGAACCGGACGTGAACCAGGAGCTGTATGGCGTGCCGCAGTACCTGAGCGCGCTGCAATCGGCCTGGCTCAACGAGGCGGCCACCCTGTTCCGCCGCAAGTATTACAAGAACGGCTCACACGCCGGTTTCGTGTTCTACATGACAGACGCCGCCGCCAACACGCAGGACGTGGACAACCTGCGCCAGGCCATGCGCGACAGCAAGGGGCCGGGCAACTTCCGCAACCTGTTCATGTACGCGCCGAACGGCAAGAAGGACGGCATCCAGATCCTGCCCGTGTCGGACGTAGCCGCCAAGGACGAGTTTTTCAACATCAAGAGCGTGACGCGCGACGACCAACTGGCCGCCCACCGCGTGCCGCCGCAGCTGATGGGCATCTTGCCGAACAATGCCGGCGGTTTCGGCGCCGTCGAGCCGGCCGCGCGCGTCTTCGCGCGCAATGAGCTGGTGCCGCTGCAGGCGCAGTTCGAAGCGATCAACGAGTGGGCCGGCGTGGAAGTGGTGAAGTTCGCGCCGTATGACCTGGCCACGGGCGGGGAGGGGGCGGCATGAGCGATCACATCGACAACACGGACAAGATCATCTTTGCCGAGGTGGCGCGCGGCCTGGCCGCTGTGCGGCGGCGCACCGCCCTGGTGGCGCATGGCTGCTGCCACTACTGCGACGAGCCGCTGGCGCCCGGCCTGCCGTTCTGCAACGTCGATTGCCGCGACGACTACGAGAAGGAGCAGGCGGCGAAGGTGCGCGCCGGCCGTCCAGGATGAGCGCCCTGCCACGCTAACCGGCATGGCCGGGCCGCGACAGTCCAGCCGCGCCGGAGCGCCCCAGCCACCGCACAAGCCGCCGACGAGGCGGCTTTTTCACGTCCCGACGATTGGTATTGCCATGGAAGCAAGAAAAAGTCCCATTTCGGCCCGGCGCGCGCAGTTGTCCCCGCTCCACACCTGCCCGCTATATAGGGGTCTTTTGACTCAAATTTGCGCCATGGCCGAAGGCGCATGAGGACTGGCGCGGCGGGGTGAAAAGGGGGCATGCGATTTGACGCATTTTGACGCACTTTATAGTCATTTTCTTTCGCGGAGCTTGCTAACCATAGGAATGTTGATCTCACTCCCGTGGCAGGCCTGTGTGGCGTTGTGAAAACGGTCACACAAAAATCGCCGCGCACTGATATACTGTACATAAACACAGCACGCAAACTTTAACGAGCGATGTGCAGGTGGATCTCGCCCTAGTTTTGACTCTTTCACGGAGACAAGCCGCACTAACTGCTACTCTTGCCTAAAATTACTGATGTGCTGTCTGGCAAGGTCGGGCTATATCTGGGAAAATGGTAGGTCGATTGTTCAGTAACGGTATGAGCTTGCGCTCCCTAGCATACCCACAAAACCCCTTTCCATCATGCAAAAATTAACGGACAAAGAAATTAGACAGGCACTCCTTGTCCACTTAAGGCGCAGGGCAAATCCACCGCGTGCAACGCTGGAGGAAGTTCACGTCTGCAATGGAAACGCCATCGCAGACGTGGTTGCGGTCTACAAAACAATGCACTGCTATGAGATTAAAGGTGAAACCGATTCGATAAATCGGATTGTTCGCCAGTCCCAGTTTTATGATCAAGCTTTTCCATTGATCACATTAGTCACTACGGCAAACCACCTGAAACGTGCTGAAATGATTGCGCCAAGGCACTGGGGGATCGTCATCGCGAATTCGACTCGCGATGACTTTATCAAATTTAGGCATGTGCGCGGAGCCACACGAAATCCGTCCTACCTTCCAGCAGTTGCGCTACTAAGTTTATGGCGCTCAGAATTGATTAACTTCCCCAATTTCAGCAGCCAATCGTTAGAGAAGATGAATCGGCAAAGGATTGCAGAGCTTATCGCTTCTAGCGTCCCAACCAACGCAATCAATGAGATTGTTGGACAAGCGCTATCAGCACGCAACTCCAATGCCTCTAATTCGGATAATTCTTTGCCATATATTCAATATGCGCACAAATTGTCGGTTTTAGAATCGTTGAAGGGGTAACGTTCTTTACCCCGATTCCGTTTGCCCGCTCCTGAATAAAGTTGTCGCCCCAAGAGTATGGGGCCTGTCGATAGAATTTCTTCGTAACGATTTGCTCGCAAATTACGTCATATTGACCGTACCCCCCGGTCTTAATACGGCCGCCCCTCGCAATGTAGTGATAGTTCTCAAAAGCATAAAATACTTTAGGTGCTGTCACACTGAGCAGAAGCTCTGGTGGTAGAGTGAGGTCCGAATACAGCGGACTCACGATGGTATAGTCACCCAAAGATAAGGGAATGCCTTTTACCTTCGATTGCGTGGCGTGAAAGATATCGAGCTCGGTCCTGGTCACAATAGATTCATCGCTCGGCTTTGCGATATCTGTTATAGATGAAGGAATTGATGAACCGACAATGATGTACTGCTGGATCTCCATCGCTTTATGGGCGGCGGAGACGAAATTTGCGATCTCCGTAGCGAGCTTCGTTCGGTTGCCCTCTATACAAACTCGGCAATCAAAAATGAGCACCCAATCGGAAAAAACTTTCGATCCTTCTGCAACCAGATCTAGTAGTTCTGCTTCAATTAGATCAAATGAAGAGAATTCCTCAGCCTGGAATCGAATGGCAACTTTATCAGAGATTATTTCATTAGCAGCTTTGGCATCAAAAATTGTGCGGTTATGGTTTATGGCGCGATCTAAACCCAAGACCGGAACATACTCAATCTCAGAAAAAGCATCAATTATTACTCTGCAATTTGGCGATTTAGGCACTGCGATTGAATCTGGTATATCAAAGGAGTCTAAAAATATGTAGGGAAAAGCCTTTAGATATTTCTCGGTCTTTTTGCAACATGCTTGAGCATTTTTTTCGAATTCTGCTCTGGTCATGCCATCTTTACGGGCAAAATCAAAGAATGGGGTTAGTTTATTTTTTAGTTCTGTGCTAAGGGCCGATAGACCTGCCACCTCATTTACTTTAAACTTCAGAAACGGAGTGTAATTATGTTTAACTTCCATTAAGAATCTCTCTGACATTATATTTGTTGATGATTTCAGTAAACAGGTCATAACGCTTCTGTTCTCTTTGTAGTCGTCCCGCAACACATTGGGCCGGGATACCTAACCTTTCTGCGAAGCTTACGATATCGGCAACCGAGTTAGTATAGCGAGCAGGGCAACTACGCCATTCGTTTCTTGGGATTAATCCATCAGACGCAAGCCGATCGGCTTGCCTCTCTATAAGACTATCTGATTCGACGTCCAAATCCTCTAGAATCGGTTTATCCAACTGATTTGCGTGCAGGACTACATGGGCGAGTTCATGCATTAGCGTGAACCAAAAATTATCGAGACGGGCGTACCGCAAACTCAGTGCAATGACAATATGTCCCGACGGCAACGAAAATACAGCGCCATCTAGTTTCATCGAGGGCAGTGCTTCTTCCCAAAGAAAGACAATGCCGTGAAGCGCTAAATATTGGCTAATTCCCCGAAGATCTTCTGGATTTTTAAATTTCCGAGGTAAACCGACATAGACCGTCTCCTCCAAACCTTTAAAGGTCGGAACTAAATTCGCGGCAATATACCACCCGGCAGTTCGCCGAACGGAGGAAAGCCAAAGATTGATCAAGACATCCGAAGCATCATCGCTTTTTCGGTACAGTGCGGCCGCAGCATCTCCACCACGATAAATAAAGCTGGTCAATTCTGGCAGGCGAGCATCAGCGGTATCTCTATAGCGCCTTGGTGCCTCAGCCAAGATTGCTTCAGCTTTAAGAAATGCGTCGTAATATCTTCGAGGATCTACTGCGGAGCTAGCCGGGCAAGGAAAATCCTCTTCGAGTGTATTTAGGATTTTCATATGGTTATCCTTTTGCTAACGAATCGGGTGCAATCCACTCAAAGAATTTCATTCCCTCTTTATCGTATTCTTGAAAAGCCTTCATTCCCAGTTTTTCGTAGAATTGCTCGGCTTTGGGAAGTGAGTGCAGCGAAAATCCCTGCCGGAGCTTCAGATCATCCTTCGCGTAACTAATCACTCGATCCAGTAGTTTAGGTCCTACGCCTTTGAAGATACGTTCGGCCAGCACATTTTCACGGTTCCATGGGGCAGTCGCAATGTATTCAACATAAAAAATATCTCCCGCACCGACGACACTGGTTTTGGGGTGATAAATAAGGCATGCTGCCTGCGGGTAGTCTTCCGCAACGAGAAAGAACCACTTATAGCTATCACCTCGATAGGCAACGCTCTTGTCGAGCCAGCGCCAATGGTAGTCTTCCAGCTGAGCAGACTCCAGAATCGGTTGGATGTCGACCCCGTCGGCCTCAAGGGATCGAATGTGGCGGAGGAGAGTAATGTTAAACGCGCCCCACGAACGATCGCACAAATGAGCGATCTGCAGGTCCCAACCCGTGTGAAGGGTGTAATCGACCGCGCCAGATTTTCCAACTAATTTTCCCGTAGCGATGATCCCAGCAGCACTGATGACCGGTGAGGCTGCATCTAGCGCCTGCCTAATGTCTTCTATTGTGAACTTCAA